TAGTATACTTGAAACTTGCCTCTGCTGTAAAGTATTCGATGTCCGTGTCGGTAGCATCAAACGTAATGGTTGTCAAAGAGTATGGAAACAAATCTTTAAACATCACTTGGAACTTAGGGACAAGATTGTTACTAAGTATCTGGAGTGTGGCATCAGAATAGATATTGTCACCACCTTCTGTAGGAATGATGCCATAATCTGATCCCTCATTCTCTAAGTCAGAAAAGTTTTTTCTGGTTTCTGGAAAACCTAAACCACGAATCCAGTTTTGCAATTCCATGTAATTAGTCAGATCTTCATCTACTAAAAATCTGATGGTTAAATCTCCAAATTCAATTTTATCACCTGGAACTGGAATGTCTCTCAAATAATTGGGTTGAAAAGTAGTTCCTAAATCAATCGCTGGAATGTTTGCTTGATTGCAAAGGAATGCTGCCTTGGGAGATCTCTTCAAAACAAACCTAAAACCAGTTGGTGCTAGGAAGTTTCTATTCTCAACTTGCCTTGAATATCTCTCGGCAGGTTTTGTTCTTTTTCTTGTTACTGGCATGGTTATTCACTTACAACTGTGCTGCCATCCCATCCACCATTTTTGCCATTTGTATTGACAGTCATAGGAGTTGGGTCTGAATCATAGACTGCTCTATCGGAGTAGTCATCAGACCATCTTCCATCACCACAGTAGTAAACGGTAATATCACTATCTACTCTACTAGTTCTTTTTACGTGATAGGGCATGGTCCTAGTTTTTTAGTTATTTATCGGGTCATGCCCTCATACCATGTTTTGAAACTATATGCAGGCCACTGTGCGTATAATCCACTCTCTGTCATTCCACCATATTGATCTGGAATAATGTCATCCCAACTAGTTGATTTTGAGAATTCAAAATATTGATCAAAGTCTGGATCATCAAAATCTAAAGACCCGGCATAGTTCCAGAAATCAGAGTCATACTTTGAACCATACTTGTAATGCCAGAGAATAAAGTTTTGATTTTGAGCAATATATTTGTGAATCAATTCTGATGGATTGTCAATCTTTCCAAGAATGTATTGAAGTGATATCTTTACCCACTCAAGATACGTTTGTGTTGAGGACGATTCTAAGGGTTCAAGAAAGAAAAGTCTGTTTCCATTTTTGAATATCCTATCATTCGTGACTGGTTCTTTCGCAACATAGTTATGAAAATGAATGTTCTTCTTTATTTCAACATCAAACATTCTACGAAAGTTTAATTCGGCATTTAACTCTGAAGTAATATTATCGTTGTAGCAATATCCCACACAATAATCATTTGAAGGAGAATCTTGATGTGTAGGTATGACAAACGTCCATCCGTCTGGTGTAGCAACATGACGACTCCATGGGTTGATTGATGTATCCCAATTAGGTTTACCCAGAACTGCAGAGTTGATTGGGTTCCTCAACTTATAGTATTGTGAGAGATCATTAGGTTTACCTCTACAATCAAACACATAATCTGCATCTACACTCTCTGGATCTACATCACCATGTTTGACGGTGAAATGCCCAGAGTTAAGAATTAATTCTTGCATCTCCCATGGACAGTAATGCATCGCCATTCTGTCTGCTGGGAATGGATGAAATACTTTATCGTTTATTTTTCCCCATCCTTCATATAGAATACCACTCTTGAAGGTAGCATGTATTGGATTGTCATACCAATTAAACTTAGTTGCTGCCCAGAGTAAAGCAGGCGGATCAACTAAAGTTGCTTGACCAACCCTTTCTGGTTTTACATTTGGATCGTATATTAATTCTACTTCAACATCTTTGAGATGCCATGCTAAAAAGAGTGCTGTAAAACAACCACCATTACCGGCACCAACTACGGTAATCTTCATAATAATATTTTTGATTATTTATTGGCATAAAAAAAGGACCCCGAAGGGTCCTTGATAACTCTGTGAGTATGAATCACATGAGGTTCTTAACAGCAACGCGACGATAGTAGCGGTTGGCGTTGCTGGTGAGTGCGCCTGCACCCTGAGTGAGTCCTTCGGAGAATGGGTTAGCAACAAGACCGTAGCGGGTCTTAAAGCCAATCTTGGGCTGGAAGGAGTTCTCTCCAACAGCACGAACCATTTGCAGAGGAACGTATGGGCAGTAGAACAGACCTGCGTCATAAGGAGAAGTACCCTTATAACCAACGACGTAATACTGATTACCGGAGTTGGTTGCAGCGTTAGCAGCAGTCAGGTTAGCAGCATATGGGTCGATGTAGACTCTGTACTTACCTTGGAGAACACCAGCGAAGGTATTACCGGTGTCATCAACGGTCAGGTTAGCGTTGAGTGCAGGGGTGTAATCGAGCACACCAGCCATGGTCAGTGCAGAAGCAACGTCTGCAGAGCACATGATGATGTTGCCCTTTCCGCGACGAGTTCTTTGTGCGATTGCGTTCGCATCTCTCTCGATTTGGAACAGGAGACCCTTGAACTTCTCAACAGACCAGCGTCCGTTAGAGTCGATATCCAGGTCGAATACACCAGCGGTAGCGGTGTTAGAAACAGCACCTTGCTCAGCAGTCTTGTAGATGGTTCTGATGACTTCACGGTTGATCTCAGCCAAGATCTCAGTAGAGAGGATGTTGGCGAGTTCCGCTTCAGCGTTCAGACCATGGATTGCCTTGAGGTCCTGTGCCAGTTCCAAGGAGTACTCAGCTTTGAGTGCTCTGGACTTAGCGGTTACAGTAACCTTCTCGATGCTGAATGCCATCTGGTTGAAGGCATCGTTGCCGGTGCCATCCAGAGATTCAGCGTCGTCTGTACGCATACCCTGACCGACGTTGTAATCGGTCTCAGATGCGGTTGCAGTTGGGTTGAGAACTGAAGGGTTGGTTCCTACGTTAGAAGTAGAACCGAAACCAGCAGCACGGTTAGAATAACCGTTAGTGTTGTCGAATCCAGCATCGGATCCAGAGAATCCGGTATCTGCTTCGTTGTAGAATGCCTCGTCGCCAGTCTGAGTGTTGTAGCGGGAGCGCATTGCGAAGATGAGTCCAGTAGGACCGGACATAGGCTGAACGCCAGCGAGGTCATAAGCGACCAGGTTAGGCATCGAGCGACGGATCAAGGAGATCAGTACGGGGTCGAAACCTGCAACAGGACCTGTTGCGGTAGCGCCAGCAGAGAAACCAGCATTAGCACCAGAGTTGGTGTTCATGGTGGGTTGCTCATTAAGCATTCCGCTCTCGTTAAATGCGGATTGCTCTCTGAGGAATTTTTCTTGGTTTTCCAGCAGGACAGCGGTTACAGCTCTACGATGGGGATCTTTGATCTCATCGCATCCTTCATGATTCAGAAGGGGCTTCCACTTTTCCTGCAACGTTTCGGATTGGAACATTGCTTTTTCCTAAAGTGTGAGTGTTTGAACTAATGTTGAATTCAGTTTTTGCCAAAAGAACCCAGGGTTCTCAGGTATGCTTCCATAGATGCAGAATGGGATTCAACACCCTCTGCACTATCTACACCCTCAGAAAGGGTTTCTGTTTTAGCAACTGGTGCCTTGCCGGAGAAATATGACTCCTTCAGGGTTTCCAGTTTTTCACGATATTGATCTTCACTTTCAAACTCAACACTTTCAGAAAGTGATGCGAGCTTTTCCTTCTGAGTTACAGCGAGTCCCTCAGAAACTTGATCGAGAATACCGCCTGCGGTTGCGTCTGCAAGACGACCGTTCAGGTTGATGTTCTTCTCAATCTGCTCGTTGAGCTTGGTCTCCATATCATCAAGTTTTTCTACCATGCTCTCTAATACATCATACTTATCTTCAGGGATGGTTACATAATGTTCTTCAAAAAGACCCTTCATTCCGGTGAGGAATGATTCGGTCATTTCAGTCTTAAGACCGTTTTCGATGGCGAGTGCGTTTTCTTCAAACCACTCGTCAGCGACGTACTCAAGATAAGAATCAACACGCTCAGCGAGTGACTCTTTTGCTGCTTCGACTTCCTCAGCAAGCTTCTCTGCGTACTGTGACTCAAGAGTTTCTTTAATTTCAGCAACCTTTGCGTTGATTGCTGCTTCAAAGATGGTCTTTGCCTTTTCTTTGAATTCTTCGGAGAGTTCCTCGCCACCGAGGAGAGCATTGACATCCTCTTCGACATCATACTCGGCAACGACTTCTTCAGCAGTCTCTTCTTCGGCAACTACATCTTCAGTAGAAGTCTCTTCCTCTTCGATGGTTTCTTCGGTTTCAAGAACTTCTTCTTCTTCCTTCATGCCTTTCATGGGATCTGCTGGTTTTGCGCCTTTGTTTACAACGTCCTTAACTTGCTTAAGTGTTCCACCGGGTTCCTTAAGTTTCGCTGAGTCATCGTCAGGCTTGTAGTTCTCGGGGGTAGGACCTCCGAGATCTTCGTAAGAACCAGCGACTGAGGTATCCATTCCGTCTGCTGGCTTAGCACCAGAGTTAACAGCGGTTTTGGATTGCTGTGTCTTTACTTCCATTTCTTGTAAATTTTTGCCACGAGACATTTGAACGCTCCGTTTTATCTGTTTTTTAAAACTATATTTATTTATAAATTAAGAAATTTTATACTCAATAATCAGAGGTTGTTGAGAAAGTCGTTAAACAAGTCCAATTTCTTCTCATCAAGTGCCTTTTGGTCAACAAGAGTATTGATTTGTTTGTATGTTTTTTCAGCATACCTCTCACGAAGAATGCCACCATCCCATACCCAATCTTTTCCTTCCATAATTCCCTCAACAAATGCATCGGGTGCTGAAGGATCAGCAACGATATCAGCAGCAGTTGCTAACATGAAGTCGTCACCGACAATATTGACTCCCTCTTTTGTCATCTTGAGGGAACCAATACCACGAGAAGAAACACCGAGTTTTACACCCTCACCAATAAGTGAAGATGCAATCTTACCCATGGGTGTTCCGAGGATTTTTGCTTTACCGATAAAGTTTGATCCATTCTCTTTCAGAGAAACAATCTTGTGGGATACTCTATC